TTCTAGAGAGATTATGTACGCGATAAAAATATTATTTCCAGAAGAATTATTAAAACATGCAATTTCCGAAGGAACAAAAGCCGTTACAAAATGGAACGCTGAGGTAAGTGATAACGATCCTAAACCTAAAAATTACAAAAATAAAAAAGAAACGACACAACGTAAAGCGGGTTTAACATTTTCTGTTAAACGTTGCGAAAAACAATTACGTATATATGGTGGAGGAAAAAGCAGGGTAGGAAAAAGTGCTCCTATTTATCTTGCGGCTGTTTTAGAATATATTTCTGCAGAAATTCTTGAATTATCAGGCAATGCTGCGAGAGATAATAAATTAGTTAAAATAACTGCGAGACATTTACTTTTAGCCATTTTTAATGATGAAGAGCTATCTAAATTAATAAATATTTTACATGTAGAATTTTCTGGAAGCGGTGTATTACCTAAAATACAAGAATTGTTAATACCTGAACATAAAAATACTAAAAAAAGAAAAAATAAAAAAGTACAAAAAAAAGATAGTGAAAGTAGTGAAGAAAATAATAGTGAAAACAGTGCAGAAAAATATGAGAAAAATGTTAGAAAACCTCATCGTTTTAGACCAGGTACGGTATCTATAAGAGAAATTAGAAAATATCAAAAAACAACATATCTTTTATCACAAAAACTACCATTTGAAAGAAATATAAGAAAAATTGCAACTGATCAAAACATGGAATTTCGTTTTTCTGATGGAGTTCCAGAAGCTATACAAGCATTTGTTGAATTTAGACTCGTTAAAATATTTGAAAGTGCGCAACATTATGCGATTATTTCTGGTAGAATGGGAATATCTGGCAAAGATATAATTTATGCAAAATCAAACGCAGGAGTTTTAGATATTAGGTTAAATAATAGTTCAATTTCAAATAAAATTTTACAAAAAGATATTCCTCAAGGGGCAATTAAACGTATCGCGCGTAGAGGTGGAGTTAGAATAATATCTCACAGTGTTTATGAAGAGATTAATATTATCGCCGCATCTATAATTTATTCAATCATTAATAGTATCTCTGCAGAGGTGATGATTCGTCGCGTTAAAACTGTTTCTTTAGATATTTTAAAAACTTGTTTCCCTAATGTAGGATACAATTTTATTATATAAAAATACGAATATTTATTTTGATTTTTTCTCCTTTTGGGGAGAAAAAATATAAAACTTTTGATATTATATTTTAGCGGGATCATCTATTTTTTTATATGTCAAAATTTCGTTAAATTCATCTCGGGTGCCTGGATATCTTTTATGATAACTAAATTTAAAATAAATATCTATAATTTTGATATAACACCCGTCAGAAAATAATTTAACGAAAAATATAATTCATCCATAAGCTTAAATCCTCGACGTATACCGAAATAAATTTCATTATAATTTGTTTTGATATACGGTTCAAGTAACTGAAATAAAGATGTATAATGATGAACATCTAAAATTTCGTGAGTTGAATAATGATTAATTTTATCGGGTGGTAAAAAATTGCGAAGGTAGGCGTGAATATATTTACTTACATCCACGTAAACATATTCAATCATTCCTAAAATAGCGATATTATATATCCAATTTATTCCATCAATTTTAATTATTCCGTCTATACTACTTGTTAAATCGTCATTAAATTTTTTTATATACCTATAAGAAGGTAAATATCTATTATATAATTGAATTTTCTCTGTATAATCTAATGATACTAATAACATACGAAAAGTATTAATGTGCGATTTTGTTAAATCACCGTTTCCGTGTTCATCATTTAAATTATCTATTAAAACAGCTCTTTGTAAATCACTCGGCACTTTTGAAATCATCAAACCCAACACCTTACTCCAATTATCTATAGCGCTAATAAACGCTTCTTGACTATTTAAAAATAATTTTAATGGAATAGGTTTATTTAATGTTTCTTCAGCAACATTTATTTTGCCTAAAGGCGAATTTAAACTTTCTTTAGAAAGTTCGAACTTTTCTGCTTTAAATCCACCTAAAGTGGATTTAGACTCGCCAGGGTCGAGTTTAGCAGAAAAGTTAAGGTTTTTAAAATATAGATTTTCATTAATTTTATTGGTATCTTTAGCTATTTTTAATATTTCTTGCATTTTTTATATTTCTTAACATTTTTCTTATTTTTATAAAAAATTTTTAAATCTCAAAAATAAATATATTTATTCCATTTTTATAATAATTTTCCTACAACAACTTCACTATAAAATTCAGAAATATCTAAAATATTATCTAAAATTTCAAATTTATTTTCTAAAATTGTCTCTTTCAAATTATAATCTCCATTTAATCTCCTAGAAATAACATATCCTTCACCAAGTAATAAATTTTTAATTCTATTAAAAAAAGGAATTAGCTCGTTTTTATCGACCCAATCGGTTAAATTTGAAGTATGAATTAAATTATATTTATTATCTGTTTTTTGAATATAATCGAAAAAATTACCGCAAATAAAATTTATTTTATCTCTATTTTCAATAACTTTTTTCAAATTATTAAAATATGGCGGTAAACATTTCCTATTATATCTGTTATAAATTATTTGGTAAAAGAAATAATTTTCATCTATTTTATATTTTTCGTGATATTTATCCATTATATTTCTAAAATGATCATAAAATTCTTTATTTAATGAATTTATAACGGCGCTCTCTCCAAATTTTTCAATTAAATTCTTTTTATCAAAAACCTTTTCGAAATCATACCTCGAATTTACTAAATCTTTGAAAAGCTTCTCAAATGTTCCGCTTTGATTAATGCCAGAGTAGATTAAGTTTTTATTTATTCTCCAAAATTCTCTTTCTTCATCTGTAAAACGAAATTTACTAAGAATATCATCATATTCCATTCTACTTAATTTTCCTTCAAAAAAATCTAAAATGGAGTCAACAGCGTTGACTTTTCTATCACAATACATAATAACAGCTAATTTTAATTTTATTAAGAAAAGTTGATTAATATTTTGATCGATCACATCTATTATGACTTCGCTTTCCTCATTCAATACAGATAATAAACTAAATAATGTACAACCGCCAGACCCCACGATTAAATATCTTTTTTTATTTAACATAAGGCTATCTATATATAATTCAACTTTTGGATCCTCTCGGACTTGAGAAAATAATATTGACATTTTTATTAAAATAATTTATTGTTTTTAAATCTTTAATTTTGATTTTTTGTTGGAAAAAAATCAAAATAAACATAATAATTAATGTAATTTAAATATAATATTTTTAAATGAAAATATTAGTAATTATTTTAATTATGATTTTGGTAGTCTTTATCTATATGTTTTATAAATATTATTGGTCCGTTCCTGGGGATATACTAGAGATTACCGATGGAAAATATAATAATGAATTAAAAGAATTTGAAAAAATAATGAGTCATAATTATCCATTAGGTAACGATAGTTTTACTATATCTCATGGTAATAATTATTATTCATTTTTTAATAGATTGGGAAAGGTATATATGAATATATGTATTGTAGATAATAAAATAGTTGGAACGGCTTGTGGGATATTAAGAAATGTAAAATATAACAAAAATTCAAACAAAAGTTTGAATTTTGTTGAACTCGCGTTTAATAATTCCTTAAAAGAAAATTATAAATCGCAATCTTTAGATTGTTGGTATATTTGTGATCTTAAGCTTTTGCCCTCATTTAGAGGAAAAAATGTAATAACAAAAATGATAATAAAATCTATATTTAAACTTTGGACCACAAATAAAGTTTATGCGATAAGTATGGATGACGATGATCAAAAAGAAAATAAAATATTAAAATATTCTCAAAAATTTCCATTTTTAAATTTTAAATCTGCAGGAAAATTAATGATTTATTCTGTAGATTATGCTACGATAGTTAATTTATTACCTCTTATAAGAAAATATAAAGGAGATGTAAAATTTACTTCTCTACTAGGCAAGAAAGATTTAATACTGAAATCAACCAATAAACCCATGAAATTATTGCATGTTTATGTGGAAAATCAACCAATTTTAACAACAAATTTAGAAATAGAAAAAGTTAACTTTTTTCCTTCAGAAAAAAGTCAAACAAAAGTTAACTATTATGTCGAACCTATTAAAGATTATACTTATATGTTTTGTTGCCCATCTAAAAGTGAGATGTATGAAGAATTAACGAAAAATGGAATAACAACAAAGATAACTGCAACAATAATTCATAAAAATATGGATGATTGTGATTGGAATTTTATATTAACTTCTGATATATGAAATAAAAAAAATTAAAAATTTTATTTAAAGTTTTGAAATTTCATTAGTACGTTAAAAGTATAGAATGTGATAGAATGGATTGTGTAATGACTATTAGAAACACAGAAAATAATGCGCATAACAATAGAGACAAATTAGTTAAATTTAAATTTTTCTGCTAAAGCAGAAAAATCAAAACTAAAAGATTTAACTTGAATAATTTTCAACAAATAAAAAGTGTATCTGAATTTGTTTTTTCTCAGTCAGATTCTGGTTGTGGTGACGCACATTAAATTAAAATTTTGATTTTTAAAATGCATAAATAAGAAATTTTTTTCACGTTTTTTAATGTGAAAAAAAATATTTTTAAAATACTTTGCGTTTTAAAAATAAATGTAATTTAACAAAAATTCAAGCCTTTGGTTTGAATTTTGTTGAACTTCGTTCAATAAAAAAATATTTTATACAATTAAAAAATGAAATAAACATTTTATTTTTTATTTTATTTTTTTTGAACCATGAATAGCTCCTTTGAGGAAAATAATGTTAATTTAAAGCATATTAAAGACACACATCTTAATGTTGATTTTTGTGAAAATTTTTTAACTAAAGAAGAGGCAGATCAATTATTTTCTTTTTGTGAATTTAAAACTCAAAATAAACCGGATTATAGGAGAAGTAATATAATTTTTGGCGATGAAGGCTTAATATATTCCGATACATATCAAGGTAAAACTTTTCATAATAAAGCTATATTATGGCCTCAAGAATTACTTAATTATAAAAATAAATTAGAAAAAATTTATAGCCACGTTTATAATTTTTGTTCTTTAATGAAATATCCTAATGGAGGCGTCGTTATAAAAAAACATAGAGATAAAGAAATGACTTCTGGAACGTCAATATGCGGTATATCTGTTGGAACAACACGTAAAATTAGATTTTTACCTACTTCTTATATTAATGCTAAAAATTCTGAAGGAATAACCTTAAATTTAACACATGGAAGTTTATATTGTATGTTGCCTCCAACAAACGATAAATGGACGCATGAAATATTGCCAGAAAATAAAGAGATAGGTGTAAGATATAGCTTAACTTTTAGAAATATGGATATAAATAATATGATAAAAGAGATTCCGAAAAAACAATTATGTAATGCTATTCTTAAAACAGGGAAGAGAAAAGGTCAAGAATGTGGTGCTGATACTTATTATAATAAAGAGCACCCTTTTAGATGTGGAAGACATGTTGCTAAATAAAAAATAAAAATAAAAAATATAAACAAAATTAGTTTAGTTTTTCGGAAAATATATAAGTAATAATTTTATTTTATTATATAATAAAATAAAATTTAAAATGCTACCATATAATGAAAACGACGGCTTTGTCGGTTTTTGGATCAGCAATCATGAATATTACGTAACTGGCGATACTTATGAAAATGGTAAAAGAATATATATTCAGGATAATGAAATATTAGAAAAGATGAATAACAAATCAAAAAAATCCTGCGATAAACAGGTGTTAAATTATTTTCAAAATAAAGAAAAAAATAAACTTTATACTCATTTTGATATTTATTCTGAAGGCCGTAAATATTATGAAATATATATTTCTGGACAAAAATCTAATCAGAATGTTGTTATTTTTCCAAATTTTTCAAGTTCTTACAAACTGTGCAAACAATTATCGTCATTTAATAATTTAACAATAAATTTATCAGATTTAATATGCTCTCAATTTACCAATTCAAATGATAATTGGGTCGATTTATTTCAAAAATTTAATAGTAAAAATAAAAGAGAGGACAAACCTCTCTGCACCTCCATAGGTCATAAAATGGCCTCTTCTTTAATTAAAATAGCTGCTTTAAGAATTTTTGCAGATGCTGAACAATCAATTTTAGAATTGCCCGTAAATTCAATGGATTCCTATATCCCTGATGAACAGATTGGAAAATTTGGGATGGGATTTTTTTCCTTTTTATATTGGCTTATCGATCATTCAAAACGTGTATTTTATATCTATAGTTGGTTTGAAAATAAAAAATCAGAATTTTGCAGTTATTGTGCCACGATAAAATATAATGAAAAAGAAGGATTAACATTAAATCTTAGAATTTTTGAGAGTGCCGTAACAAAAACGGGAACTTTTATGTATTTAGACACGAAATTAGATAAATTTACAGATGAAAATATAGTAAAATTTACTTCTCAAATAAATAAATTAAATAGAACTAATAGTGTTCGTTTATATTATTATCATAGCAATTATGATAGCACTATCAGGTCAGATACTCAAACATTTCCAAATAATTCAACGTTAAATAAAGCAGACGCTTCAAATCCATTTTCTATTTTTGTGGCTATTTCTCCTACAAGATTTTTTATAGAAGATTATGCAAAAGGAATACCTATAAAAATTTTATTAGGGTCGTTATTTGTTGTCTCAATATCTACTAAAACTATAGGATCTTCTATTAAAAAGATACCTGAAGGTTGGAAACCTAAAAATGAGCGTGATGAAGGTTTCATAATTTTAGTCTCGCGAGTTGCTGTAGTAAAATTAATTCCACGAGTTTTAGGCAGTAATATTTATATTCCTAAAAATGGGGGAGTAGTTTTAGATATGCCATCTATAACACAATTACCCGTTTCTAGAGACGATATTATTTTAAATTCAACGACTTACAAAATATTTGTTGAAAATTTATTAGATGTGTTAGAAATGGGTAAAAAAGATAGGGATATAACAGGTATACAAAATGCATGTCAATTATATTATGATTATACATCTAATGATATGAATAGGCAAGCTATTAATGAGGCTTTATCTATTTTTACTCAGAAAAATATAGGATTTCTTGTAAATCAACATATATTTAACGGAATAAAAAATATAGATACAAAATGTATAGTCTCAAATACTATGAATGTTGCAGATGTAGAAAATAGATTAATAAAAGAATTCGAAAATTTAAATAAAATTAATGATAAAGTTTGGTATGGAAAAAGAATAATTACGATAAATTATCCTACAAGTTCCGCTATAAATATGTATGGAATGTCGTCTTTAATATTTGTTTCTGAACAATTTCAAACGCAAAAAAATTGGCAAATTACGGGACCCCAGGCCCATCCTTATTTAAATTTATCTCCGATGGATACTACGTTTGGCGAAGAAAAAATAAGAAAATACGGTAAAATGGTTTCTGAAAAAATTGAAAAAGCAGGATATGCGGATCTATATATAACAATTTTATCGATATATGATGGGTTAAATGTTTATTTTTCTTATGACAATAAATCGCATTTATTAGATTTTCAAAAAAATTATAAAGATATCGCTAATAATTTTTCTATAGAAGAATGGAAAAATATTTCTTACGCTCTATTATCAAAATTAACATCTTTTAAAGGTAATCAAACATACGGAGGAACACCTTATATATGGGTGCTACTCGACACCAGTTTTGAGCATACTGTAATAACCCAACATGGACATACAGTGCGTATTCCAGAAAACTCCGATAAATATGATTTTTATCGCGAATTATCGGTTATAAAAACGATAGAAAAAAATAGAGAAACTAATATTACGCATTTTTTTATGCGAAATGATCTATTTCCAGATAGTATTTATTCTTATTTAAGTGAAGAAGAGATATTAAAAACATTGCACAATAATATACTTGAACATTCAATTTCTTTGGTGGATTATACTATATGTTCAATTGTTTTTATAAGAATGCTTGCCCACGTAATAATAAAGCATGTATATGCTTCCATTTTTTTAGAAAATTTAAAAAATGCTCCGTTAATCTCTTTTTCTAGGTCTTTATTAGCAAAAATTCAGAATTTAAGGTATTCGGATAACGATTTATTAGATTTATATTCATGGATAGGTCAAAAGTCAATTATTCATTCACATTTTCCCGCATATATTTACAAACTTGTTGACGAGGTTTTAGAATGGTGGAATATGGTAACAAAAATTCAAAAACCATTTAATTATGTGATTGATATTCCATCTAATTCAAAAAAAACTATAACGACGACCTCTCAATTAATTAAATATTTATTCGTTAATAATTACACAGAAGTTAACTCTGATAATTTATTTGAAATATTTAATGGATCTTCTCATTTTAACGATAAAGAAAAATTAAAATTGCAAATAATAGAAATAGCAATAAATGAAGGGACTACAAAGGATTTTGTCTCAGCATGTTTAACAGAATTAGCTCAAAATTCTGTAGACGCAATTAGACTTTCAAATGCTGAAAATAGGAACGTAAATATTTTTTATTCAAATACTGAAAATAATACTTTCACTATTATGGTGGAGGATTTTGTTGGAATGCCACCTAAAGCATTTTTATATATAGGAATTCCATTTTTAAGTACAAAAACAGCGTCAGATTTAGCGACAGGAGAAATGGGTAGCGGGTTTTTTAACGTATATAGAGAGAGCAGTTTAGTTATAATAGATACACAATTTCAGGGAATAAATTATATTTCTTATGATATGCCGATAGAAGATGAAAAAACAAAAAGAATTATCGATGTAAAACGAGAAATAAATATTTTTCCGGTTAAAAAAAATAATTCACGTAAAGATGGAACAAAAATAATAATTAGATCGAAAGAATTATCAGAGGTTAAAAGGGCAGAATATTTAGGTTTAGCTAGATATACTTCAGAAAAAATATTGGCTCAAATATCGGCTTTTGACGATATTAAAATTGTTAATAATGGAAATTTTAATAAAATAAATAAAAAATTAATGTTTACTATCGGATATTTTGACGTTTATTTTTTAGATAATACTCAATTATATCCCTCTTATATTTTTACAAAAAATATACCTTTTTCTCCTCTTTCAAATTATTATACTAATTATGCCTCAGATGTTCAAGTAGAGGTGGGAAATAATATTTTAATAAATATTCGTCATGGAGGATATACCCCCGTTCAATCTAGAACTCGAATAAATATGCCTGAAGAAGCGAAAAACCAATTTCAAATAATGTTAGATTATATTGTTTTTGTTAAATCTTTAGTGTTGATTAACGAAGATACAAAAGGACGTTGGGAATGGATGTATCAAAATTTTTCATCGAGAACGCCTGCTAATCAACTTAAACGAACAGAACAAAAGTTCACTGGCGGAGATAAAAAAGATTACAATATTTCTGCGTTTTTTAATTATATTAATTTTGATTTACTGAGCACGTTAGTATATTCTTTCGTAAATAATATAGTAGATTATACGAACAAAGCTATAGATATTATAGGAGATAAACAATTTAAAGATATGGTAAAATTATTTGACAAAAAATTATCAAAATTTAATTTTTCTCAATTTCCAGAGGTTGAAAAACTGGGTAAACAAATAATTGGGAGATGGATAAGTACAAAAAATCCTCCTTCTTCTATCGTAATAACAACCTCTCCTAAATCACAAAAATCAAAAATATCAAAAAAATCGGAAAAAGAAGAATTAAGAGATATTATACCCGACGAAGATGATAAACAAATGGATCCTTATGTAAGAATTTGGATAGAAACATTCAAAGATAAAGCTATTAAATCTGGCATAATAGGTTGGACGAAGGACGCTTTAAAAAACATTTTTATAATTAAAAGCGATGAACAAGAAAATGTTTTAGGTTGGTATCAAAATAATTCTATAACGATAAATACAATAACATGGAATAGTGAAGACAGAGCAAAATTAATTAAAAGTATCACAAATATTAAAAATAGTTTTGATTTTCAGAATATAGATCTATCGATCTGGAATAAAACCTTTAGTTTTAGATATCCATCCACAACTTTACCTCACGAACTTGAACATGGTAGGCGAGGATCATCACATAATTTAGGTATAGCTCATGATTTGATACGCACCAAATTATGGGAAGATGATATACCTGTTGAGAGAACATTTGATCAATGTGCTAATGCGGTTTTTAGTAAAGTTTTAGGGGAGGGATTTTATGAAGAATTATTGATAAGATATACAAAAGCAAAATTAATTAAATAAATATTTAAATAAAATATTATTTTTATCTTTATTTGGAAGATAAAAATATGTTACTTTTATGAAGTTTTAAAATAATAGTAATATAGTTTGTGAATTTGTCATTAAATATATGATTATCATCACTACAATAGTAATAATTATAGGATTTATTGATGGAAAAATATATTTACCGCCTATTATGAGCCAAAACGCTATACTTATTATGACCAATAAATATATCCACGTTTTAATTTGAGAATTCATAATTATTAATTAGATATTACATTTATTTTTCACATTTTTAATTGTGAAAAATATTTAAATTTATTTTTTAAATTATAGACTCACAAAAACAAATTTTTAACCTCTATAAACATAATCAGAGGTTGTATCATGGGATACTGGATAATAAGTATTGTGTTCTCTTCGCATGATTGGTGGAGCATATTCATTAAATCTATAATCTGGAATTGTGAGTCCTGGTTGACCATAACGAACAAAATCACCTCTTAAGCCTGCACCATAAAGATCTTTTGGAATATTTTGACGACCATGGGCCATTAAATCTCCAGCTCCTCTTGTTCCTTCTGGAACGACTTGCACATATGGTCTTTCTAAATTTTCTCTTATAATATGATCGCTACAAGATTGACCCGGAGGTAAATAAGCATTACATTCTGCACCTCCACCTCTCATATCTACACCTAAATGACCTACATTTCTTCCAAAAACATCAGATTGTAAATCTGGATTTGAAGCTCCACACATTGCAGTATAATGACCGGCTAATCTCGCTCCGGCTTGATTTTCTGTTACTCCTGTGTTTACTCTCCCTTGTTGAGCCGATTTTAAAGATTGAACATATTGCGCCATTTTTTATTTATTACTATTAAATATTATTGTTTTAATTTATTAATCAAAAAATTATTTTTGAAATTTTAATTTCAAAAATAAATGCAATTTAGTAAAATTATTTTTGAAATTTTAATTTCAAAAATAAATGCAATTTAATAAAATTATTTTTGAAATTTTAATTTCAAAAATAAATGCAATTTAATAAAATTATTTTTATTAATTATTTTTTTAATTTTGTTTTTTTTCATTATAAAATTTGAAAAAATCAAAAATATATTTAAAAAAATAAAAGTTTAATTATTCGAAAATGGATAGGCAAAACAATATCGAATTTGTATTTAACATATCATCGGAATTTATGTTTTATAAAATAAATGGAGATATGATATTATATACCGACCCTAATAATTTTATAGGTAAAAATATAAAAGATGTTTTACCTGAAAATGTTGCTTCTATAACTACTATAATGATAGATAAATGCTTTGAGACTTGCGAAAAACAAGAATATGATTATGAATTAAGCAATCAAAATTTTCATTCAATATTAATATATGTGGCAAATTTGCATCATGTTTTGGCAACTATTACGCGCAAGTAAATATATTTTTATAAAAATGAAAAATTATTTTATTTTTATAATTATTTTATAAGATTTTTATGGAAGAAAATAATAGAAAAATTTTGTTAGAGACTGAAAAGAGTAAATTATGGATTATTGAAAATTTTACTCCTAATCATTATGAAAATTTAAAAAATATTGAATTAGAAAATGAGCCTATTATTCATATTATGGGGAAAGAATGTCATCAAAGGAGAGATGTTGGATTTTTTTCTGATAAAAGTGAAGGATATAGATATAGTAATCAATTAATGAAATCTAAACCATTAAATACCAGTAGTGGCGTTGATTCAGACGAAAGTAACGATGTCGAGCTTATAATTATGAATTGTGTTTTAAGGCAAATTAATAAAACATTAGGTTCAAATTATAATGGAATTCTCGTAAATAGATATAAAAATGGTGAAAATTATATAGGTGCGCATAGCGATGATGAATCTGGTTTAGATAAAAAGAAAAAAGCTGTTGCATCCATATGTTATGGAGCTATAAGAAATTTCAGAATAAGGGATAAAGAGAGTAAACAAATAGTTTTAAATTACGATCATACGCCATGCACATTATTAGTGATGGAAGGTGATTTTCAAAAAGAATTTACGCATGAAATTCCTAAGCAGAAAAAAATTACAGAAGAGAGAATATCGTTAACTTTTAGGCACCATACAAAATAAAATAAATAAAATAAAAGTAAATATTTTTTTCTGACGTTTTAACGTCAGAAAACTCTTATAAGCGAAAAAATAATTAAGTAAAAAAAAACAAAAAAATTGAAAAATGTTTTTTGTAAAAATTTAAAATAAATAAGAATTTTGTGAATTATGGACTCTGAACAACTATCTCAATTATTTGGCAAACTTCTCGAAATACAAGCGCAAATTATTGCTAATGTTAAGAAAAATAAACGAGAGTTAATTTTGGTAGTTCTTGAAGATATTGATTTTGGTTCTCGTTTGGAAAATCTTCGTGCAACTCTTCTTAAATCGCAAATACAAAATGAGACAGAATTAATTAAAAAAGACGATTCTATTTCATTAATTTACAAAAATACAAAGGAATTTTCTACTCAGCAATTAGAAGATATGACTGAGATCACCAGAAAAATCTTTGAACCCGCATTGACATATCGCAAATTATTGGATAATATACGCGAAATTATGCTTCAAAAAGATTTGACTAGCAAAATTAAAATCGATACAATATCTGATCTTCTTATTTAAAATTTCTAAAGAAAGTTCAGACTTTTTTGCTAAAGCAGAAAAGTTTAATTTTAATTATTTTTTAATAAAATAAATATTTTTTCATTAATTAAATTGCATTTTTTTTCTGACGTTTTTAACGTCAGAAAAAAATTTTTAGTGAAAAAATAAGTCAAAAATAAAAATATGTTTTTGTTATTTTTTAAAAGTGAAATATCAAATTTTAATTTTTTAAGAAAAATTAAAAGATAAAATGATAGAGACTTTTTGGCAAGCTGCACTTTTTTTAATTTTCATGTATATAATATATATAGTTATTTTTTCCGGAGCGGGTCGCGTTAACGCTCATTAAAATTATTAAAATAATATTTTTCACATTGCAAAAATGTGAAAAATAAGTTCTATTTATTTTTTATCCGCACATCATAGTTACATATTCTTCTTTACAATTTTCGCATTTCCATAAAAACACTGATAAATCTTGCAAATCCTTTGGATTATACGTAACGCAGTAACGTTTATGATTTTTCATATAACTTGACGTATATGTTCCATCATTATCTAAATCGTCGTCATCTTGACGAGGAATCCATCCTAGAAATAAAGAATGTTTTTCAGATTTACACGAAGAATGTATGCTCCAAATATGAGAATTCTCTATTATACATTCAAATAAATCTTCGTCATCACCCATTAAATCTCCTTTACAAAAACAATAAGGACATTTCTTTTTATTATTTTCAAAGGTAATAACATCAGAAAGTTTTTTTATATCTGCAATCGAAAATCCTTCCATAAATTTTAATTAAATTAATGACAAAAATTTATAGAATTTTCAATTTTTATAAAGATTAAAAAGGATATTTTTAAAACAAAATATTAAAAATGAAAAAATAAAACCTTAAATTATAAATATTTTCGATAGTAAATTATGGGTGTACCAGGTCTATGGCCTTTTATCAAAATGAGATATGGAAAAGCTATATATCATTTTCATCGTAATTCAAGAAAATATAATTTTGATTATGTTTATTTAGATGCGAATGGCTTGTTACATAACGCGGCGCAGGTAGTTGAAAATTATGGAGAGAAAAAAAGAAATCTTAATAAATATGCGACATTAACTAGTGAAGAAAGACGCTTAAAAATATTTGAATTATTTTTTGAAAATATTATACAAGTTGTAAGCGTTATTAATCCAACAAAAGCTTTATATATAGCGATTGATGGACCCGCTCCTAGAGCTAAACAAGCACAACAAAGAGAGCGTAGATTTGTAGCTGCGCAACTGAGAAAAATAGAAAATGAAAACGATAATTCGTTTAATTCTTCGTGTATTACCCCCGGAACAGAATTTATGCACGAATTATCAAAATTTATGTTTTGGAAAATAAGAGATGCGATTCAAAGTAGTAATGAAAATTCTTTTTGGAAAAAAATCACTGTTATTTATTCGCCGCCTACTGTAGGCGGCGAAGGTGAGCATAAAATTCTAGATTATATTAGATCTTTACCCGATTTTGAAAAAGAAAAAGCCACTCATTGTATGTTTGGACCCGACGGAGATTTATTAATGCTCACTTTATCAGCTCATATAAATCAGATGTTTTTATTTAGAGAGGATAATGATTGTAAAAGATTTGATTGGCAACCCGAATTTGTGGATTTAGTCGATACAAAATTTATTAAACAAGGATTATCTTACGATTTAAACCCTTGTTCTTTTAATAGAAATTTTTCTGGAGAACATAATAATTTTATAGATGAAAATATAATAAATGACTTTATTTTTATAGGATTTTTTGTAGGAAATGATTTTCTTCCAAAAATAAAAATGTTTCACAAATTAAAAGACGGTCTATCTATGATGTACAATGTTTATAATCATATTAAAAAAGATTTAAATTTTTCTTATCTCACAAATAATAATCTAATTATTTTAAGTTTTCTTAAAAAATTTATTTTTGAACTTTCTAAATATGAGAGCAATTATATTACCGAACAGGCATCTGTCGTGGTAACAGATAAAATATTTTTAGATAATACGTTATTAAGTTGTATAAATACAATTATAGAGGGAGAAGTTCAATTTAAAATTTTGCACATGCCAAATTATAGGCAAAAATATTATGCAAAAGCAGGAATCGAAGATACTGCAGAATCCTCAGGATTCTTCGAGGAAAATGTTGCAAAAATGTGTAAAGATTACCTGAGAAATTTAATTTGGGTATATAAATATTATGTTGAAAAATTACCATCATGGCATGATTCATATACATGGCATTACGCCCCTTTAATGATAGATTTATATAAATATATTAATAATTTATCTGGGGAAGATTTAGAAGAGATTTCAACATTTGAAAATCAAAACAATCCTGCATTACCATTTGAACAATTATTATCTGTTTTGCCATCATCTTTAGCATTTTTATTACCAGAATATTATAGATCTTTAATGATTGAAAATAATAGTTCTTTAGTAAAAGCCGGTTATTATCCTGAAAAATTTGATATTGATTATGAGGGAAAATATCAATCTTATCAAGGGATTGCAATGTTACCATTTGTAGAATATGAAGTGGTCTCCAAAGCGTATAGAGAACATGATAAAAAATCAAAATTTAAGTATCATAGAAATATTCCTGGAAAATTATCAACTTTTAAATTTTGCGAAGATTATTGTGTGAATTTTCAATCTGAATATGGAGAAATTAAAAAATGTAGAGTGAAAGTTTTTTAAAAACTCAAAAACAAATAATTATATTTTTTCACATAAGATTTTTTACATAAGATTTTTTCTGACGTTAAAACGTCAGAAAAAAAATGACGTTAAAACGTCAGAAAAAAATGACGTTAAAACGTCAGAAAAAAAATGTAATTTAATAAATGTAATAAAATATATTTTTAATGTTCTTTTATTCTATATGCTTTTGCTATTTTTGCTACGCCATATTTAATGTCTAAAGATTTTGCGTTTTGGGTATTATCAATCAAAGCATCTGTTTTTATATTTTCTAAATTATTTTTATCGAAATTTTGATTTTTCGTTTTACAATGATATAGATCGTGACCCTGCTCACCACAAACATAACATTTTTTTAATAAAAGTTTTGGACACTCATCTTTATTATGAGAGATAGCGTGACAATAATTACATTTTTTTGAAGATTTTAAAAAATCAATCATAGTTTGTTTAACGCTTTCTGTTTGTTTAACATTTTCAGAATTATCAATCTCTTCAATCTCAATCCCTGTTTTTAAAAAATTTTTAGCATAAAATTTTGGCTGAATATCATCTTCTTCTAATTTATTAAGAGTTGGAAATATTTGTAAATTTTCTGTAAAAAATAAATTATTTCCATTTTTCTCTCTTCTTTTTTGCTCAGATATCGTTATTTTTAATTTTTGTATCTCCGATCTCTTTTCAAAATATTTCTGTTTCTCTCTATAATATTGTTGTTCTATTAAATAAAAAGCATTATCTAAATCCGTCTCTCTGGTATTTAATTGGCTTAATAATGCATCAAAATTATATGACATTTTAAAGAAAAAATATATACTTTTTAAACTAAATCAAATAAATTTTATTTTAAATCTTTATTTTTCATTTTTCCAAAAAATAACTTAAATTCCAAAAAATATAAATATAATTTATTTAAAAAAATAAAATTAACAAAATAAAAATTTTATTTGTTAAAATCCAGGTAATAAAAACTATTTTCGAAAATGATGGAAATAAATACTAAAGACGTTAAAAAGATACCTTTGGCCGAATGGAATGAGTGTAGTAAAGGATTTGGACGATATTCTATGACAGTTAATAATTCTATTGACGGAGTTTACTTTTATAAATTACCGCCCGGTAGTAATAGAAAAATATGGACGCGTGCCAGGATAACTGGGATGGATAAAAATATTCAATGTTGCATTATTGGTATGCAATGCAGAATAAATATTATAGGCACTTTTTTCGAAACAGCAACGAGTAGAATTGTGTTTTGTACTACGAAGGATATACCAACAGGTAATTATGATCAAATTTTACCGAATAATGCCGATTGGGCTGATTGTTTTATTATTTCGTTTTTTACATTAGATAATAACAATAAAAGAACATGTGTTAACCCTGGTAAAAACTGGGTACTTCACTTTACGCAAGAATCTACAGAGTCATACCGCAAAATAATTTACCAGAGAGCAGGATATGATATTTAAAATTAATTAATCAGCATCTCGGTTCAGATTTATTCGCTAAAATTTAAATTTATTTTCTAACATTTTTAACGTTAGAAAAATCTTATATTTTTAAATATTTTTATTTTTTAAAGAGCTGCAATATCTTTGATTTTATCTTTAATCTCACCAAAAAGTTGCTCCCTCTCTTCTTTTTTATAGATTATTCCGTTATATACAGGAAGAATCTGTGTGTTAATATAATCATACGTTCTTAATATCTGTGATATTATTCTTTTTTCATGAGTACAAGCTTGTTCGTGAACTAATCTGGTATCCATACTGGCATATTTATTAAGAGAAAAAGATTTTCCCCATTCATCATTTTTCTTTTGTAAATCCCTACATTCAGCCATTATATATCGTAAATCATCGTTATAATTTCTTGTTTGAGGTTCCATTTCATCTAAAATATTATTTATGAATTTTCCCTTATGGTCTGTCAGCCATTTTCTAGACTGTTCTAGCTTATGAAACGAATCTCTTGAAGCATCGGTACATGCAAAATTTTGCTGTTTAGGCTCAGTTAAACTTTCTGATATTCCCAATTCTAAAAGAAGATTTGAAGGTTTAGAAGTACTTGTGGTACTTGTAGTACTAGTTGTGCTTGTAGTTGTGCTAGAAATCCCAATATTATTAGTTTTATTAGTATAAATACTATTAGGATTCATTATTCTTTGAATAGTTTCATAATCTAGATCATCATCGAACTTGAATTTTATTGCCTTAATACCGAGAAGATTTTTTGTTATAACATTATTCAAATACCTAAATGAAGATTTTTCACATTTTGTATTATCAATAATGTTTTTAGCAGGTAATATTTCTGTGTAGTTTTTAATAGTATTAATCGTCTCAATGTTCATGTCATATTCATCTATACTCTTGATTTTATAAGGCGGTGGTTTAATAATTAAATTTTCTATAAACCCAATTACACCCTGTTTCCCTCGAAAATATTCTCCTCTAGTATATTTAGGTAAATCTTCCTGCACTGTATTTATTGTTAAAGGCCTAATATCACTAATATTTATTGTTGCTAATTTAGAATTATAATTCTTTGTAATTGTGTTATTGTTAATAGTAGGTTTAGATGATTGTAACCCTATAATATGCCCTTCTTCTCTAGCTAAGTCCTCTTTTAATTTGTTTATTGTATTATTCTGCTCTTTTGATAAAATTTCTGATTTGACTCTTTCAGCTTTTTCTGCTTCATATTTTTGTTTTATTTCAATAATTTCTGCTTCATATTTTTGCTTTATTTCAACAATTTGTTCAGTTAATTTTTGCTCTTTTTGCACATGGAAAAAAATATCTTTTTCTTTACAACTATTTTGATGATTTTTTAAAGTTACTTTTTGTGTAAATGATGATTTACAATATTCACATTTATTAGTCTCTACAATATCAATTGATTCTCCTCTTATTTTTAAACAATATTTAGCTGTCTTAATATGTGTTTTTAAAATACGTTCAGATGTAAATGATTTATTGCACCATTTACAGGTCAATTTATTACTTTTAATTTTGCTGTTATTTTTAATTTTACTGTTATTTTTGTTCATTTATAAATGATTTATATTTTTTCTAAACCGTTTTATTTATTTTATAAAATATATAAAATATTTTATATTTTTTCTAAAAATTTTAGAAAAAATATAAAATTTTTAGAAAAAATATAAACTCAAATCTGCACTTGGGTCTTTTGGAATTGAATAAAAAATTGCTCTCGATAAGACTTATCGAAGGGTACGTTAAAATAAAATTTTATTTTTATTTATTTTTGGAAAGCTCAAAAAAATTTTTGAAATCTACACACACACCATTTTCTGTGTGTGTGTTGAAAATAAATTTTGAAAAGTTTGGAACTCGTATTTTGATTTATTTCAAAAAAAATAATAAATATATATTTGATGAAAAATTACTCAATTAAAAATTATTAACTATAAATTTTTTCAAACTCTTTAGAGTTTGAAAAAAAATGTAATTTAATTATATTTTTTTCTAACGTTAAAAACGTTAGAAAAATTTTACGGTAAAAAAATAAAAAATTTGAAAAACAATAAATTCAAAAAATAAATTTGACTTTTAATTTTCAACTTTTTAGAAATATTAAAAATATTTTAATTTTTTATAAATCTAGAAAATGCATATCGTATTGAATATCAGAGTCTACTCTATTATTATCTCTAGCACATTCAGAAAAAATTAACGGATTAATTATTTGAAATTGTTTCAAATCCATCTCTTTATGATAATGGAACATTAAATAATCAATTCCGTGTTTAATACCATTTTTTTCAATGAATTTTAAAATTTTATCTGCACCTGGTTTTGATATTAAATAACCGATCGTTCCCCCAATATTATTTTCAGTGTCGTATTCTGTTATTTTGCATAATTTTTTATCTAAAATAGGCTTTTCTTCTCTAGTAAAATAACCTAGATAAACAATATCCCATTCGAATGTTGTATCCATAACCTTTTGTAGATGTAACATATTTAATATATAATTAAATTTGAAAAGAAAATTATCAGAAAAAGTAATATCGTCTTCAATAACTAAATAACTGCCGTAGTTATTATCTTTAAGTAAATCTTTCCAAATTTCATAATGAGAGAGGGCGCAACCAACTACACCAGATTTTGAACCGAAATCGTTGCCTTTAAATAATTCTTTATGTATTTCGGTTATAAAAAGTTGTTTTCCGTCAACAGCCTCTATAAAATCACAATTTTGTAGTAAATTATTATTTTTTAATAAAGAAATTGTTTTTTCTTTTCTGTCTGGCCTTCTCAACAAATTAACGCATTTCATTCTAATGCGATCGTTCAATTTATAAAAACTTGGGTAATCAATTTTATTTTTATACGCTTCTTGAGGGAAATAAGTTTGATAATGATCTATTTTACTATCAAATAGACAAAAAGGCTTTATAAACTCACCATCAGGTGAGTTTAATATAAACCATTCACAATCATGCCTACTATCTGAATCTAAATTAATTGGATTTAAATTTTTAATATAACTGGAATCTGCCCACCAAAAATTACCACTATAATGTTTTTTGGGTTGTTCTTGTAAATTACAACCAACAGTGTCAAATATATCCAATAAATCTATACAAATTTTATGATTATCTACTAAAAAATATAACATATAATCCACCCAAGCCATTACATTTTGACTAGGATTTGTTATTCCTTTTGTATGTAAATATAATATTTTGCAATCATTAAATTTACTAAATAAATGAAGTAATTTTATTGTTGGTTTTTCGAATAATTGAGTATCTGAAGAATAATTAATTATTTTTAGTTTTGGAAGGCTATTCCCACCATTAAAATTTATTTCATCACCGACATTAATAACATATACACAATCTAATGCTAATATTGCTCCTGATTCAGTAATTTTATTTAATAATTTTCTTAAAATATCTGTATTTTTATTGATTGTGCAGCTATGAATAAAACAAACTATTTTATTATCGTCTGTTGTTATATTTGCAAAATATTTGTGATATTCAATTTCGTCATGCGAAGGATTATAATCAAACTTAAATTCCTGTTTAATTACTCTTTCTAGCGTCGGAAAAAAATTATAATAATCTAAAACTTTTTGTTTCTCTCTTCTTATTATATCTAATCTTTTCGACCATTCATCGTTAATTAAAGCGCTTTTAATAATATTGAACGATTTTTCAAAATCATTCATATCTAAAAGAATAAACGATCTCGGGTCGATCCATTCACTAATATTTGGACATCCCCAATAAAAACATAGAGTTTCGCACAACAACGGTTCCCATATTTTTTCGGTTATAAAATTATGTTCTTCATTATTTTCCGGCATAAAATAATATTTATACGGCATTATTCCTACATCTTTATTTCCTACTGGATGAGGACCTTTATAATTTCTAAAATTATGTTGATTATCAGTATTGTAAATGTCGATTTTCACTAAATCATCATTTTTACTTTCAACAAATTTCAAAAAATCTATCCTTTTAATATGCCCAGGATCAAAATATTTTGAACTACAAATTGAGGATATCAAACTAAAATCACTCTTAAAAGAATATTTTTTTATTGAAAACATATTTTTAAATTCTGAATATGTTGTTTTTAATTGCCAAAATGTGGTATTTAAATGAGTATCATGAGATCTTACCTGTAAAAAACGTTGTCTGCTAGGTTTAGCCCAGTATCCCCATGTTTTTACTCCCCAATTTTGTTCTGGATTAGGGCACCAAGGTTCCATTTGTAAAACTATCGTTCTATTTGGTATATATCTTTCATGAATATCACAGGGCTTATTAATAATAACATAAAAATCAATATTTTCATTTTCCCATGTAATTTCAATATCATTCCATCTATAATCCCCTTGACACATTCTATTCCAATCTTTACAGAGATCTACGCTAGATGCCCAGTCGCAGATCATTTTTACTCTAAATTTTTTAACATTTTTTTTTGATTTTTCATCTTCTAATCGAGCCTCGCCTCCTCCTAATACTGAATTTAAAGAATTAAAAAGTTTAGGAAAGGTTTTTTTTTCTTTTTCAGAAAGATTACCTTCTTTTTTCCAAAATCCTGTCTCTTCATTTTTTAAATTTGATCTCCAAAAATCGTCCTGGATTGACGGAGAATTTTCAGCTGAAATTTTTTCGGCAGATTTTTTTTCTGTCAAAGATACATCTCCTGTATGTATTGTGGTATGGATTTTCAAACTGGGTCTGTCCTCAAACATTTTATCACAATAGCTACATTTGTAAGGAGTTGTTGAAGATTTTTTCGTCGGTACAAATGTCGTAGTTGACATTGTAGTCGACGTGGAATTATTATCACTTTGGAATTCTAACGCCCCAATATATTTTTTATTATGTACATATAGACCATCTGTATCATTTAAAATATTAGGGAGCGGTTTTAAATCTTGCTCTTTACAAATAAAATATTTCAAAAAACCTAACGTATTAAAGCCTATAACATTATCATACATATCGCACATTTGTTTTAATTCATTAATAGGTAAAGAACCCACACATTTTATATCGAAACCATACGAATCTAATCCCTGATAAAAAGTATAATCTCCTTTTATTTGAATCATATATTGGTAATATTTATTTGTAATATCTATTTTTTATTCTTTAACATATTTTTATGCGAAAAACAATTTCAAATCCAAAATAAATAATTATGAAAATAAATAATTATGAAAATAAATAATTATATTTTTCACATTAAAATGTGAAAAATAATAGAAAAACATCTATTTTAAATCTTTTCCAAAAGCAAAAAATCTGAATTTCATTTATATTATATATTCAAGCGTATTTTGATTTTTCCAACGAAAATTTGCTATACCTCTAGGTCCCGCTATTAATTTACCAATTTTCATCGTAACATCTTGAGTAGTATTTTTAGTTCCATACATTGTAAAACCTATGACATTTTGCGACAATTCTTCTTCATAATCGATATCTTCATCAACATTTACCTTTTTATCAGATTTTAATATAATATCTTCAATCTGTTCCATCATTTTCTCATCTAAAAATTTTCTAGCGGCATGTTCCCCTCTAGCAGGTGGTGGAATATTCATCAAATATGGTCTTTCATCATATATTGTAACGAACATTTTAGTTTTATTACCCTTTTTTGGATATTCTAATTCCATTTCTATCGGCGATTTTTCACTAGATTTACTATATGTTTTTGTAAAACTTTTAGGGGCTTTTTTAGGAGAGATTATTTTTATTGGAGACTTTGATAGAATGATTTTTTTTGGAGAAATACCATGATGATGTGCGAACTCAATAGTATATTCAAGCGTATTATCATTTTTCCAATCTTCGTTAAAATAATTTTTGAGAGTACTAGACCCCGCTATTAATTTAACAATTCTTTTTGTAATCGCGCTGATACTTTTTTTAGTTCCATACATTGTAAATTTTATAATATTTTGTGTAATCGCACCGGTGCCCATTTTTATTCTATCTTCCTCTGTGAATCCTGGTAATAATTCTGTTTTATATATAATATCTTCATCGGGATTTACATTTTTATCGGATTTTAATATAATATTTTTAATTTTTTCTTTAATTTTTTCATTTTCATGTATTTTTTTTCTACCAAAAAATCTTCGTTTATCGAAAATTGTAACAGTCATTTTAATTTTATTGCCTTGTTTCTTTTTAGTTTTTGGAGAATTTATTTTTATATAATCAACAGGAGGACATACGGATCCTTTTGGCGCATCTATCGATACACTTCTTAAAAGTTTTTGGAACATTTTATTTGCAGCCTCTTTATCTTCGGTTAATTCATTTAATATATCGTCTGCACTTTCTCTTTTATCATCGTCAACATCTCTGCCATTTGCAGGTTTTGATATAAGAAGATGATATACGTCTACTTTTTGTTGATCTTTAGGTAAATCTGAATGAGATTTATATCTGACTGCCCTGCCAATAATCTGTTCTTCTTGAGGTTTATTCCAAGATTTTTCTAAAAGAATTACATTTCTAGTTCCTTTTAAATCTAAGCCCTCTCCGCCAGCTTTTGTAATAAATAAAACATTTACTCCACCATTTTTAGCTCCTTTATTATATTTTCTAACAGCTTTGGCCCTCTCTTTTGGTGACATCGAACCTATTACTTCTTCAAATTTTATTCCCGTATTTTTTAACATTTCTTGTAATTTTTTCACTCCGTAAGTTAAAAACGCTGAATATACTAATGTTTTTTCTCCCTCTTTAATTTTATTTATTGTCCATTCACATTTTTGACAAGGTTCTAATGCATTTGTCGCTACTCTAACACCTGTTAAAAATATCCATGGATTAGAATCTTTCCATAAACTGGATTTTTTCGTCTCAACCTCTCTATATTTTCTATAATATTCTTTTGACATTATCATTCTTAACGGGGGATGATCTATTCTTTCAGGAAAATCTTCTGTTTTTGGATTTTCAAAATACATTATCATATTACGAAAATATTCGCACATTTGTGCTGGATACATGCGTTCAAATTCAGTTTGTGTTAATGGATCTGTACCTTTAACCATTGCAGCTAAATTAATTAAATCTTTCGGACTATTTAACAGAGGAGTTGCTGTTAATAAAAGAACTTTATCAGCATTTTTAGCACAATTTATTGCAACTTTTGCCGCGACAATTTCCGGTTTTTTAGAAATTTTAGCAGATTTTTTAGATCCAACTCCCTTTCCATAAATATTTTTTTTAAGATTATGAGCCTCATCTATAATAAGAAAAACATCGTTACTACATGCTTTTTTATAATATTCATTTGCAAATTTTCTCATCGTTAAAAATTCATATCTTTCATCACTAGATCTGGCGCCATAAGCTCTAATCTCTTTTCTAAAATTTTTCTGTAAAGATGTCGGAGTTACGACTATAACTTTCCCATTTGGATTTGCATCTAAATAACATTGACTAGCGGTAACGGCCGTTAAAGTTTTACCAGTTCCGGTATCAAAAGCTGCGATAATTCCTCTATTATCTTTAAGATATTCAACTAATTTGCGTTGATGTTCTTTGAGTTTTAATCTACTTCTTTCGATACAATCCCCTTTTTTCTTCTCTTTTTTAGAAGATTTTTTCTTTTTCTTAGTTTCAATCTCCATTTCAAATTCCAATTCTACCTTTTTAGGAGATTTTTTTACCTTTTTAGGAGATTTTTTTACCTTTTTGGGAGATTTTTTTACCTTTTTAGGAGACTTTTTTACCTTTTTCTTACTTTCAATCTCCATTTCAAATTCTAATTCCACTCTTTTTGAAGGTTTTACACCTTTTTCCTTCAATAAATAACATAATTGTGTTTTGGAAAATCTAGATGCTTCTGATTTTGTTAATTTAAGATGTTTAATAGCATATTTAACTAATTCTTCTTTTGTGAATGCTGTACTATTTTTTTTTGAAAAATTCTTATTACAATCCCTATTATTCCAAACATTAATTTCAAGCACTTTTGGTATTTTTTTAGTTTTAGGAGATTTCTTTGTTACTTTTTTAGTAGCAGATTTTACCCATTTTATTTTTAAAAGTTTACAAAGTCCTTTTTTATCTAATCCCTTAATATCTGCGGATTTATATCCTTTTTTTATTGCTTTCTTTTTTAACTCTACCACAGTATAAACATTTGGATTTGCTTTTGTTTTACGGGTAGCGCAGACTGACATTTATAATTTTATTTTATAAATATTTATTATTATTTTATAAATATTTATTTATTATTATTTTTAGCTAAAAATAAATTTACTAGCAAAAAAATCAAAACTTTAAATAAAGTTTAAAAGTAAATTTATTTAACATGAGTTTTTTTCAAACTGTTACAGGAACAAAATCGGGATTTAGTACCAATTTAAAAAATCAAATAAATCTATCAATCTTAATCGTTGGAGCAATAAGTTTAATCGTTAGTTTAGCATGGAATTCTGCTATAACATCTTTAATAGATTATTATGTTCCTCAAAAATATGCAAATAGTAAAAATGCTTGGTATAAAGTTTTATACGCTTTAATTTTAACTATAGTAATATTCGCTGGTGTTAATTTTTTAATTGGTTAAACTTAGTCCAACAGAATTCAAACTTTTAGTTTGAATTTTTGTTAAAATTGTATTTATTTTTCACATTTTTAAATACATTTTTTCTGTTTTGCAGAAAAAAATATATTTTTTCTGACGTTTTAACGTCAGAAAATATTAAAATTTTTTACATCAATATTTTTTAGGTGGAGAAATACTTTCTAATTTATATCTTAAGTCAAATTTTTTTGTGAAAGAAAATAATTTAATATAGTTTATTAATTTCTCATTTTCTTTAATCATTATTACATTAGCGGCAAGATCTGTATATTTTATTGTGTTACATATTTGAATATATTCTTCTATTATTTGATTGTTGTAACAATTTTTTTCTGCAATATATCTAATTACGCAACGATAAGATTCGATAATTGTTGAAAAATGTTTTATTTTTAAATCTTTAAAAGAGGTTGGCCATTTTGGAGGATCTAATGGATGGTGTACTAAATAAAATAATCTTCTTTTGAATAGAGCTATAATTTCTTTTTGATTAGCTATTAAATTTGTTAAGTCTCCGGAACAACATTCTTTTTCATATAGATTTTTATCAACAATATATTTAACATTTTTATTTATTAAATCGTTAAAATGTTTACATACTACACAAAATTTATGCACATTTTTATTTATTAAAAAAAATAATTTAATCCAAACATCATCTACAGGATTATTACATATAATTGTGTCGTTAATAGTAGCAGTAATATTATTACTACTACTATTTATTATTTTTTTAGATGCAGCCAGCCTACGTTCTCTACCTAACATATTAAGTAGATAAAAATTATTTTCATCTTTTTTGATTGAATCCCTTGAATCCCTCGAATCCATTTTAATTTTAAGCTTTTCTTCAAATTAAATTAATAGAATTGAGCTAAAGGTTAAATCTATTTATTATTATACCCATTTTAACTTTATAAAGTTATTTTTTTATTAAATTTCTATCTCAATTTTAAAATAAAAATAAAATTTTATTTTTTACATCAAATATTTAAATTTTTTTACAAACAAAAAGTTAATTTTTTAATTTCCAAATAAAAAAATAAAATTGAATTAAAGTCCAATTTTTTTCTTGATCAAAGATAAAAATTAACTTTAAAAAATAAATTTATAAAGTTAAAATGGAAGATTATTCTCAATTATCAAAGGAAGAATTATTAGCAATGTTAAATAATAAAAAATCTACGAAAACTGTTCAGAGTTCTGCTCAAAGCTCTTCTAAAAAATGTAAATATGTTCCTACAAGAGGATTACCCGTACAATGTAATGAAGATGTCGCTACAGCTTATGGTTTTTGCAGAAAACATGTTAAAACTGTTCAAGCAATCACCGCAAAAGCAGAATTTGAAAAAAATAAAAATAAAGAAGTTGAAAAAAATAAAAATAAGGAGACAGAAAAAGAAACAAAAAAACCAAATAAAAAAGTAACTAAAAAAGAAGAATCAAGTAGCGAAGAAGAAGAGGAAGAAGACGAGGAGATTGAGGAAAAAAAAGAGGTAAAAAAACCGTTAATAAGTAAATTAGCTTCGCCTTCAAAACAGAAACCTGCAGCAAAAAAAGAAATTATTAAAGAAGAAGTTTCTAAAAAAGAAATTGTTAAAAAAGAGAAAGAAACCCCTAAAAAAGAGAGTAAAGAAGTTGTTAAAAAGGAAACTCCTAAAAAAGAAATTTCTAAAAAAGAAAATACAAAAGAGGTCGCTAAAAAGGAAAAAGTTTCAAATGAAAAGGGTCAAAAAATGCCAACCGTCACTAAAAAAACAATTAAACCAAATAAATGGGGTAGATTTGAAGATCCTGAAACCCATATCGTATTTGACCCATCAACAAAATACGCTTATGGTGTAGAATTACCAAATGGAGGTCTCGGTAAATTAGAAGAAAAACATATTAAAATTTGCCGAAAATTTGGTTGGAATTATAATTTACCAGATAGTGATGACGACGATGATGAGCTCGAAGAATCAGAAGATGACGAAAAAGAAGAGGTAGAAGAGGACGATGAAGAAGAGGATGATGATGATGACGACGAAGAAGATGATGACGAAGAAGATGAGGACGACGATGATGAAGATGACGACGACGAGGACGATGATGAAGATGACGAAGATGACGACGACGATGATGAAGATGATGACGACGATGATGACGATGATGAAGAGGAAAAATAAATAAGATAATAAAAAGGTTTTTACACCTTAAAAAAAGGTGTAAAAAGTAAAGTAAAGTAAAATAAATATATTCAATAATTTTATTTTAAAAAATATTATTTTTGACGTCAAAATATCAAAATAAATTTATGTAAAAATTAAGTAGATAATTGTATTTAAAAATATTTTTTGCATAAATTTTTATGATTTTTATTTTTCATATTATAAAATAAAGAATTATGAAAATATCAAGTACAACTTTAATCGTTATTACAATATCTATAATTTTAATAATAATATTATTCTGTAATTACGATAAAGATCGCGAACCTTTTGAAAATAAAAAATATTCGAACTCTCTTTTAACAGAAAAAACTGAAATAAATACTACACCAAATCCTAATCTTATTATTTTACCGACTTTAGAACCAGATTGTATAACAAAATGCAATCAAGAGCATGATTTTTGTTTGGCCGCATATGTTTCAGATAAAGAATCGGGATTTCGTGAAAAAACAGAATTTAATAAATGTAAAACCTCTTATGAACTTTGCGCAGTAAATTGTCATATGGATATTCCTAATTTAGATGGATATGTTGAACATTTTAGCGAAGAGGATAAAATTTTAGATGATAGAGATAAATATTGTGAAAGTATTACCGACCCTTATTGGAGATATTATTGTTTTGGAGCTAGACATTTATAAAAATATTAAAAAATAATTTATTACATTAATTAAATTACATTTTTTTTCTAACGTTTTAACGTTAGAAAAAATCTTATGCGAAAAATATTTTTACATTAAATCACATTTATTTTTGACATTAATTAATGTCAAAAATATTTTTACAAAATCACATTTATTTTTGACTTAATTAATGTCAAAAATATTTTTATTTTGCCTTTTATAAAATAAAAATTAAAAATGTCAAATAAAAATCTACCAAGAAAAGTAATATATATCGATGAAATTACTTCATGGTATCCCGATCCAACTTTAAATATATATCAAGCAGCAGAGGCAGGATTTAACGTAATTATTTTATCTTTTTATCTTTCTTCAGGCCCTACAGATATAGTTACCGCTTGGGCTAACGTAGCGACACAAAAACAAAGAGAAAATTGTTTAAATATCATACATAAAAATAATGCAATTTTGATGATATCAGCTGGAGGAGGAACAGATACACCTTACAATTTAAATCCTGTTGAATATGCAACAGAGGTAGCAACTTTTGCGAATAATCATGGATTTGATGGAGTAGATTTTGATTTAGAAAATTTTGATCCAGGATTAAAATATCCTCCTATGAATTCAAAACAAACATTAAATTGGTTAATTACGTGCGCAGTTACATGTAGAAAAATTATAGGAAATAATAAATCACTGTCTTTTGCTCCACAAGCTCCTTATTTTGGCAAAATAGGAGATTCAACATCTTTTGTTGGAGTTTTAGGAGGATTTACAGCGTTAGAATTAGCGATACCTACGACTATAGATTTTTATAATGTTCAATTTTATAATCAAGGGCCGGGATGTTATATTAGTTATGAGGGGCTTTTTGTAAATTCTAGAATAGGAGGTTGCAGTGATATTGCGTTTCACGGAACATCTATATCAGAAATTGCCCAAAACGGCGTCCCATTAAATAAAATAGTTTTAGGGAAACCATTTTTGAGATCTGATGCAGGCAACGATTTCGTTAATATAGGCGATTTAAAAATGTGGATAGACAAGGCTAGAAACGAATTAGGGTGGGATGCAGGTATTATGACTTGGCAATGGCATAATTTTAAAACAGCAAAAAAATGGATAGATTTTCTTTATCCTGGAAAAGAAGGATTTTTTATTTTTAAAGATTCCCTAAGTATTTGGAATCAAAGCATATTATGGCTAATTATTACGGGAATAATTATATTTTTTATTATAAAAATATATAAATCTGGTCAAAAAAGTAGAAAATAAAAATATGTAAAAATGCCCTATTTTTCACCCTATTTAGGGTGAAAAATAAAATTTATTAATTATAGTAAAAATAATTTATACATAATTTTTATCTAGATAAAAATATATTCGTATCTATCATACTTTTTAAAAATTTGTCTATTTTGTCAATCTCTATTTTATTTTTGAAATGCGTTTCGAATTTAACCAATATATTTTCATGTATTTTTTCTAAATTTTCATCAAAATCTTTTTTTGATTTTTCTGCATCAGCAGAAAGATTTGCATTTTTTTTCTTCGCATCATTTATATTTTGCGTAAATTGTTCTATCGGAAAAATTTTCAAATTATTATTTTTGCACAAATTATTGAGTCTTTCATAATTAAAATTATAATTATTTTTCATAAAAAATAACGATTTTCTTAATAGTAGTTCATCTTCTAAATTAGATGACAGGTTTGTACTAAATATAAGTAATACATAATCGGCGAAAAATAATATAAACCAATACTCTTTAATTTGGAAAGTTGAGTTTTCTTTTGTATAATTAATAACAGTAATCAATATAACTACTGCGGATACGAACATAGTTATTATATTTGTCGCAATATAAGAAGACATTTCATTTCTAGAAAAATCGCCTATTTCGTCATTTTTTAATTTAAAAAAATCGCGAGATCTTGTTATCATAAATAATGTGCCTATTAAAACGGAGGTTAAAAATATATCCAAAAAATATGAAAAAAATACTTCTCCAGGGGTCATTTTATTATAAATTATTTTATTATAAATTATTTTATTATTTTTAAAATGAAAATATTTATTTCAATTTTCGTTTTCTGAATAAAATATTTTTCCATTTTATATTTTATATTTAATATTAAATTGCATTTTTTTTCGAACTCTCTTGAGAGTTTGAAAAAATTTAATTATAAAATGAAAAAAGTAGCAATATTTGGCGGAGGGGTAGGTGGTTGTTCTGTCGCTCATGAACTCTCTAAATGCGTGGATAAAAACGGTAATCCATTTTATGATATTACAATTTATGAAAAAAAATATGAAATCGGTGGTTTAGCAAGAAGTAATAGAGATGAAGACGGTTGTGCAACTGAATATTGTTGGAGAGTTTATTTTGATTTTTATAAAAATGTTTTCAAAGTAATGAGCGAAATCTCCTTAATCGATGATAATAAAAAAACAGTTTTAAATAATTTAACAAAATGTAGCCATAGAAATGTCTCTGATCTACCCTTTTCTCTAAAAGATAAAATAATTTCTTATAAAAATGTTTTTG